TTAACCTAATAGCGAGAGGGGGATTCGAACCCCATAATGGGAAATACGTAAATTAGTGATAAATGCGTGAAATGCTGATGAATACTGGAATATAGCGTACTTTTGTGTTTCTGAATAAGAAACGATATTTCGTAAAAAGAACAGTAAATGCAACATGATGCAACACGAAATGCAACACGAAACTATTCTTAAAACATAGAATCAAAATGTTGGTTGGCTTTGTCAGCCATCTCTTTTCTCCGGTCACTCATAGCGTGTCTGTATACTTTTTTTAACACCCTATCAGAGCTCCAGCCACCGTCTGCCATGATGTAAGCATCTGGGATGCCGAGTGCGTGCCGGATAGAAGCGGAGTAATGGCGGAGATCGTGAAAACGGAAATGAGGTATATTATTCCGATCCAGCACCCTCTGAAACATAATAGTGATAGAATGCGGATTCAGTGAGGTAATGTGTCCGATTTCCGCAATACGGTCCACGACAAATTGAGGTGCGGTGATGTACCTGTCGGAGGATTCTGTCTTGGGGGCTTTCAGGTGCCACTCTTTATCCTCACCAAGGACAAGGGAATGATGAATATGGATGGTAGTACCGTCAATATCACGCAGGGACAGACCGCAGATCTCCCCGCGACGCATCAGGCAGAAGGCTGCAAGTAGAACAGGAACCTCCAACTCGGTATCCCGGACAGATGCTACCAGAGCTTTGATATCTTTATCTGTAGGTATATACAGATCCGGTTCTATGCTCTGCGGCATGGAAGTATCCAGATTGATATAATCCCCGAGTACAGCAGAGATCAGTCCGTGATAATTTCGCACGGTTTTAGGAGCTCGGGACTTGGTCAAGGAGTTAATGACATCCTGCACATCTTCTGAACTTAAATCAGAAATCTTTGTATGACAAAATGAAGAGAATTCCCTGTTTAGTATCGTTTCGATATTGCGGTATCCTCGAATAGTAGAAGGAGACAACACTGGAGTTTTCGATTCGATATACTGGCTAAGTGCATCGGAAAACAGAGCATCGCTTTTCTTCTGTTTTTTATGTTCTTCTAAAGATATCATATATTGCGTGGCGAGGTATTCAGCTTCACGCTTTGTCCCTGCAGTAAATGATTTATACTTTCGTCTTCCATTTATATCAGTACCAGTATATACGAGGCATCTCCAGGATCCGGAAGGTAATTTTTTTGCAGTTGCCATAGTATCCTCCTTTTTGGGTATAAAAATACCCGGTGACTTGATTTTTACGTCCCGGGATGATACTATTGGAATGAACGTATAGTAGTATCCTTCGGGACTATTATCATCATCAGCTCTGGTGCGCCAACACTGGGGCTGATTTTTTAACTATTTTTTATCCATTGCTTTTTTGAAACGTGCTACTTTTTCTTTCCCCTTATCTTCATTAATTTTGAATTCTGCATTCATGGTTTTAGAGACCTTGTATACAGATTTGCAAAATAATATAATTCCATAAATTAAAAATAGTAGTCCAAAGATGTATGGATAATCGGTAGAAAAGACAGAAGTATCACCCTTCGTATAATTTTCTATCCAAGAATTAATACCAAATATAAAATATAGAGATGACACTATGGATATCATGAAAAATACAATACTTTTTATCACGGTATCACAATAAGATCTTATGAAAGATGTTTCCCTAAGATTTTTTAATACTGATGTATCAGATAAACTTATAATAAGTCCTAAAACAGTAAATGAAAATCCAGCGAAAACAGTACTTACTGTCAATAAATTGAACTGCATTCCAATCAGATTATCAATATTTGGTACATAAATTATTCCAAAGTGCAAAATTATGTGACTGAAAAGTAATGTAACTATAATAATTATTATAAGTTGAATTTTCTTCATGATTTCATCCTCTATTTGCTAATGGAACTATTATATCATAATTACTATTGTAATTTTCAATTAATTTATTTTTGGCTATATTTATTAATTCAACCTCTGAATACGAAATAGAATGTCCGTTTTCAACATGAGAAGTTTCAATTGTAATGTCGTATTTGAACGTCTCATTGTATAAATTGTATTCTTTTGATTTTACAGAGGCACTGCGAGCTTTAAAAATGGCTCCGGTAACAGCTGCAGACTGCTTGATTTTGTCAACCACTTTGGGAACATCTTCATTAGAAGCCAATGTCGTACCGTGCGCAGGAGCAAGAGTTATTTTGGCTCTAATATTATTTTCAAACAGTTCAGTGATATCTTCATCAGTGAACCCAAATTCTTCCAAAAGTGCAGGGGTGGGAGTTGGTATATCCACTGTGAAAGAGGAAATAACAGGTTTCCTGTGTTGGAATATACAATCTATTCCTGTGCGGTTTGGAATCGCATAGAATTCCAAATAGTAATTTGAATTCATTTTTATTAAGTTTCCAACAGCTGCCTGATCAGGAGAGTATTGTGATGTAACAATTTCAGCAATCAAGGTCTGATAGTTAATATAAACAAAGCAATAACTTTCTATTCCCTTTACGTTATCTGGAAAATTTCCCATGACTGGTTCTGTTTTAAGCGTATTATAGTTTCGTCCAACGACCGAGTTAGATGGCTTTTGCTTGGAAAGTCTTGCAAAAAAATGAGTATCATTATTATCAAATATATCAACAATTGTCTTTTTGGTGTCTTCAGGCTGTGTTATGTCTACTGTATAGTATTCTCTGGGGTCATTTTGATTGTTATTAGGTTGAATTATATTTTCGATAATATTCTTAAATAAAGTTATGGGCTGTACCGCTTCTGAGTCCTTTTCCTTAATAATAATTGAATAGAAATATGCTGATTTCATTTGTACTCCTTCCAAACATCAGTTCGTTACACGACGTTTTTTTTTACGGAATACTGCGGTAGAACTTAAGCTTTACTTAAATATTACTCTGTTGTTTATTATTTCGACATTTATACCATGCTGTGATAGCTCATAGATGAAATTATATTTTACTCGATAATTATAAGCATTGTGGTTGTTGCATTAGGTTCTTCATCTTGTGAAATAGTTAATGTAGTACAACCTGAATGCAAAGCTTTAATTGTGAAATAATATGCACCTAAATCATTTTTGTTATTAGTCCAGTCGAAACTAATGTTACCGTTGTCTAAGTGAGCTGTGAATGGTATATCTCCCCAATATGTGAATATCCCAGTGTATGTATCTCCACATTTTAAATAAAGAACATCTTTAGTAACTGAAAAATTCATACCAGAATTTTTGCTATCATAATTTTTTAAGTAAGATATCAAACTTTGGTATTTGTCTTCATTGTTGGCACGATATAATCCATCTTCTTGCAGATAAGCTACCCTTTCCGAAAGATATTTGTTTTCTTTATATTTGGTATATGAATATACACAGCTAATGACCAACAGTACCGAAACAATTCCCGAAATAATCATGAAAGTAATGGAAAGGGAGTTTATATATTTCTTATGTTCTGGATATTCCATCGAGGGCTCATAGAAAACAGGTTCATTATCTAATGCTTCCATCTTAGGAATATCATCCGTATTATCGCCATTTTCATTAAATATCTTAAAGATGATTTTTCTATTATGAAAATAGTAAAGGTTTATACCACAATAGAAAATTCTTGTGATAGAATTGCCAATCAAATAGCTTGTAACTTGTAATGTTCCTAAATAATCAAACAATACAAATACATTCAATAAAAATCCAAATAACGCTTGCAAAACTAGGAAGATTAATATAAATGTATATCCTAAATCACTTGCAAAATATATCCCGTATCCCAAAAAGCAATCACATATTAAGCACAGCAGCCAAACTGATAACGCAATATCGGACATACTGATATTATACATTATATGCAGTTGCGCTGGATAAGTTAGTAGGCTAACTGTGCCTATAACGAGTGCAATCCGAAGCCACCACCACCAAGCAATCCCTTTTCTAAAGCCATAATATTTTTTTGCTAATTCGTATTTCTTATTTAGCGTCAATCTCATAATTCCCCTCCGTGTCGTGATTACTCACGCAAAACACAATTCTTTTGCAATTTCCATGTCATGTGCTTCCAGTTCGATCCGGTTCACGTCTTGCTTTTCAAAATCACCGTTTTTGATGTGCCGCATTGCGTGTGCATAGGATTCTATGTGCCGCTCATGCGTAAGACGAGAATTAAGAAAGATGCTGTAGGATCCATCCGGATTCTCTACGACCTGTTCCGGAATCATGACATCCATGTCTATCAATATAGTATTTACGTCCAATTTCATCACCCTTTACCAATGTAACTCAGGCAGAGTACTATAAAATGTACTCTATGTATCAGATTCGGTTTTCTGTAAGTTCTTCATAAATTCAATGTGTGCTTTTAATCTCTCCGGAGACATTTTTCTGCTCATGTCGAACAATGATTTCAGATCAGGATTCTCAAATATTTCCTGGGCGATTTCTTTCGTTTCCTCATTAAGATAATATTCTTCTCCACCTTCCTTTTCTTTGCCGGTAAGTAAGTATTCTACGGATACGTTAAAATAATCAGCTAATTTTTTTAATCGTTCAGGAGTAGGACTGCTGTTTTTCCATTTGCTAATAGATCCATTTGAAAAGCCCAACTCTTTCTCTAAATTACCTTGTGAAATATTTCTTTGTTTCCGTAGTGTTTCAATCCTTTCGTAAAATGTCATATTGATCCTTTCTGTTTACCGAAAATATTCTGTAAAAACTGCTTGACAAACAGAAAGTACTCTGTATAATAAAGGTATAAGCACAGAAAACTTTCGGTAAAGATTCTATTTTGTCTGGTAAACATATAATAGAATACTTTCAGTAAAATGTCAACAAAAACAGAATGTTTTCTTGCTTATGAATCTCCTATAGCAAAAGCCCTTGAGGGTGCAACTCAAGGGCTCGACCTAATAAGAACCTATAATGCAAAGGATTGTTAGACGCGCACCATTTAATCATCTAACTCCAAAGCATTCCACTTTTTTAGATGATAGGTACATCTTCTTAAATGCCTTGAAAGTGGACAAAGGTACAGGTCGTGGTGGGTATTTTTACGCTGTTACCGTGCGCAGACGGGTCAAGGGTCTGTATGGCAACCACAAGCAAGTACGAAGTTTGTTTGCGCTGTTTACTCAGCGAGCGTCACTACCAATGTAAGGCACAAGGCGTGGTATTATTCGAAGCTTAAACTGGATGTTAAACTTTTTCATGCTACCACCTCCTTTACTATTAGATACCCACCATTATATAGGAGTAACTGAAAATATTCAAGAATAAGGAGGTGTGAAATGCCTGATATTTACAGAAATGTGGTAGAGATTGCAAATAACAAGAAAATGACCATTTCAAAGCTGGAAGATCTGGCAGAGATTTCCCCCGGGACAATCTCTAAATGGAAAAAATGCAATCCCAGAATAGATACGCTGAAAGCAGTGGCGGATGTTCTGAAAGTTAAGGTTGATAAGCTGCTGGAATAGAGAAAAGGAGAAAACGGATGCCAAAGGTATCATACATGAGATCAGAAGAAAACCGTAAGCGGTTGTCGGCGAGATCATCTGCCGGGATACAGCGGTATATGGCACTGCGGAGCATGACAGATGATCGTCTGGCGGACAAGCAGAATGTCACGGTGAAAACGATTCAGAATCACCTGAAAGATCCCGGCAACATGAAGCTGAGAGATATTTGGGAGCTGGCAGCTATACTGGATGCTCCGGTAGGAGAATTGGCAGGCGGTGAACTTCCGGAAGAAATCATTGGAAAGCTTCTGAGAGAGAAGTTGTTGTAACTGTAAATAAGCCGTGCCCTGTACGTGGTGTAAACCACCACCCCTTTTCTTACACTTCTGACATGAGTGGTGTCCAGTCGCACCCTGGGCATCACGTAGAGGGTACGGACAAGCATTGGAAGTTAGAAATGATTGAACTGAATTTATCACAGGAAGAATGGATAAAGTTCATAGCACTGGCAAAAAAGGAAATGACAGAGAGAGGTTTGTCTGTCAATGATCTGGCTGACGGAATCGGGAGACCGAGAGGAAGCGTAAGAAACTTTTTTGCGAAAAACAGCAATCACAGCAGATTCTTGGCAGCAGAGATCGCGGAGTATCTGAGAATGAAGAGAGGAGGTAGAAAGTGAGAAAGGTATTTAATCTGTCAAATCTGTACGGAGTCGCAGCATTATTATTGCTGTTTATCCTTCCGGCAGGATTTACAGAGGCAGGAATGTACATATCTGCTATTGCATGTGCAGTAATCGGATTTATATGTGCACGGCAGTCCATGAAAGAAGATGGACAAATAAAATAGGATCCCGCACCGACCAAAGCAAGGGATCCTAAAAACAACACTGATAATGCTATTTGTGTATATTTTACAACACGGAAAGGAAAAATGCAATGAAAACAAAACTGATATATGAATTGGACAAGGAGAATCACAATGGCAATCTCCAAATGGAAGGATCTTTATTAGATCTTATAGCCGTAGCAGGAGAAATATTAAAAGAAGTATCCAAAGTTGCAGCTAAAGCATTGGATGAGGAACCGGAAGATATGGCAATTATAATTGCCGGTGCCACAATTGATATGCTCACAGATGAGAAGAAGGGAGAAGTCAATGAGTAAATTAACGAATGACGAAAAGAACAAAGTTAGGAATTTCATGACAGCATCATTACCTGATTTGGAAAATATCTGCAAACACATTACCCAGTGCGGACTGGCTCCTGATAAGATCGTGAGCATTGCCATGACGGGAGATGGGTATATCAGCATTGATTTCCACGAATTTAGTGGAGCCAGTGTATATAGAGGAGATATCTGCGGGCCCGTAAATCTTAGTTTTGAGGAAACAGAAACACTGGAAGCCCAGAGATAAGGGAGCGAAGAATGTATCAGTATAGATGTTATGGCTGCGGTGGGATGTGCGATGCCGGAGAACTCGAAAACGGTGTCTGTTATGACTGCCGCCAGGAGGATATCCGGAGGATGGAAGCACGGAGCTTGCAGAAGAGGAAGGAACTCAATCAGCTGCTCAAAGCAAAGTATGCGGAGCAGGCTGACGGGCAGATGGTGATGGTACATGGGTGATGTGATGGAACAGGAACTGGTGGAGCTTGGTCTCCACCGGGAGAACCTTTATAAGAGACAGCACGAAGCATATGAAAGTGAGGAACGGAATGAAAGAGAAAATCGAGCAGTTGTTAATGAGTACGGAACGGCATGGGATATGTGATCTGATCGCACACATGGAAATGGAAGGATTTTTCGAGGCTCCATGCAGTGGAGCACACCATCTGAGTAAGGAAGGTGGACTGGCAGAACACAGTCTGAATGTATATGAGATCATGAAACGCCTGAACAAGACGTTGGATACCAGGTATACGGATGACACCATTATCTTATGTGCTATCCTGCATGATCTCGGAAAGATGGGAGACCACGGGAAGCCTAACTACGTGCCGTACATCCTTAAGAGCGGTAAGCAGTCAGATGTGACTCCGTATAAAACAAATCCTGATCTGCCGTATGTGGATCATGAGATCCGGTCTGTGACCATTGCAAGAATGTATATTTCTCTGACGGAAGAGGAAGAGCAGGCTATCCTGTGGCACAACGGACTGTATGGCATTTTTAAATATGAGATCTCCGGCAAGGAGACGCCGCTGTATCTGCTGTTACATATGGCGGATATGTGGGCGAGCAGAGTGGTAGAAAAGGAGGATAACACGGATGAAGCAGTTTAGAACACTGACAGCTGGTGACATTGAATGTCGCGTATCCACGGTATCGGATAAGGGATGCAGTTTATTACTCTATAAAGATGCCCGTTGCGACATGAAGATTCTGGACGAGACCGTGGGAGCGGAGAACTGGAAGAGATCCCATGAACTGATCAACGGTAATTTGTTCTGCAATGTGTCCCTCTGGGATGAAGGTAAGAAAGAATGGGTGACCAAGCAGGATGTCGGTACGGAATCTTACACCGAGAAAGAGAAGGGACAGGCTTCGGACGCATTTAAGCGTGCCTGCTTCAACTGGGGGATTGGACGATAACTTTACACCGCACCGTTCATTTGGATCAATTCCGACAATGTTAATCTAAAAAAAGTGAATCGTGGTGGAAAGGAAGTAGTTACCACCTATGACAAATTCCGTGTCACACAGATTATCATTGATGGCGGAGAAATTAAAGCACTTGCAATAAAAAATGAATCGCGTGGAAAAATGGTTTTTACCTATGATGTAAGAGCTGACAAGGAGAAAGGAAAGAAGTAATGGAGTTTACCGGGAAAGTGGCTGGGATCACAATGGATTTCATGTCTGGCAAATATAACATATCGTTTCAGGCTGATTCAGCTGATGCCGTGACCAGCCAGTTTGACGGTATCAAGGATGCGGAAAAGCTGACCATTACAGCAGTTAAATTCCGGCAGAGGAGATCACTGGATGCAAATGCCTATTACTGGCAGTTGATCACGAAGCTGGCAGAAGCAATGCATATCTCAAAGGGACGGATGCACAACATGATCCTGAGGAAGTACGGACAGCGGGAATACATCGAGGGAAAGCTTGTCACTCTAACACTCCCGGACACGGACAAGGCAGAGAATACAGCATTGGAAGCGGAGACCTATCATATTGGTCCGACATCACAAGTGCGTGAGGGCAAGGACGGTACAATGTACCGCACATATGTTATGTACCGTGGCTCTCACGATTACGATACCCGGGAAATGAGCGAACTTATCAACGGACTGGTATCGGAGTGTAAGGAAGTCGGAATTGAAACCCTTACTCCTGCGGAGTTGGACGAGATGATGAAAGCGTGGAAACCATGAAGAAGTGTTGGAGTGTTCTGACGGATGATATGGGATCCTGCTATATCACCCATTTGGGAGTAGTCCATATCCACCATGTGTTTAATGGCAGCCGAAAGAAAGCCAGTGAAGAAAGAGGATTCCTGGTACCTTTGCATCCGACCTTGCATACATACGGACCGGACAGCGTGCACATGAAACCGAATCAGGGACTTGACCTGCGACTGAAGCAGGAATGTCAGCGGTATTATGAGGAGCATTACGGATCCCGTGAAGAGTTTATAAAAGAGTTTGGAAGGTCTTACCTATAAGGTTGCAACACCTGCTCTACGGGAGCGAAAGAAACCGTTCATGTAGTGGTGTCTCACAAACAGCCATTATTATTGTCAGGGCGGACGGTAGTGCCGCCCAGGAGGTGATCACTATTCTGATTGAGAATTATATCCCATTCGGGTATGAGAACAGAATATCACGGGAAAAGCTCTCGGCTGATACACACATGAGCGACAGGAAGATCAGGAAACTGATGGAAGAGGCTCTGCTGTACCGTGACACTCTGATCATAAATATAGATAACGGATACTTCCGGCCGGACGGCAGTCTGGGAGACCGTCAGAAGGCCAAGACTTATCTGTACCGGGAGCAGATGCGGACAAGTAGCTGCAGCAAGCGTTGCAAGGCTATCAGACAGTGTCTGACACCCAAGGAAGAGGATACCAGGCAGATGTCTCTCATTGATTTTGGAATAGGATAGAAAGAAGGTGAAATGATTGGCTGGCAGACAAAACAAAGTAGGACTTGACTACTTTGAATTGGATTGCCACATGGATGAGAAGGTTAGATTGATACAGGCAGAATATGGACTGAAAGGCTTTGCAGTATTCGTCAAACTCCTCCAGGAGATTTACGGGGGATATGGTTATTACTGTGAATGGACTCAAGACCGGGAGCTTTTATTTGCGTCAGAAAATGGTTTAAGTAACGGCTCTTTACAATTACTTAAGGATATCGTGTCTGCCTGTATCCGAAGGAACATTTTTTCAGAGAGACTTTTTACAAAGTACGGTATTCTTACGTCCTCCGGGGTGCAGAAGCAATACCTGAAAGCTACAGTCAAGCGTGAAGTCGTAGAACTGAAAAAAGAGTACCTTTTAATTTCTATACCCGAAAATACTAAAAATGTGGTAATAAATTCAATTTCTTCCGGAAGAAATGCAATTTCTGACACCGGAAATACACAGAGTAGAGAAGAGAAGAGTAAAGAAGAGAATATAAAAGAATATGCTGGCGCATATAAAAAACACTTTGTTCCACCGACTGTTGAGGAAGTAAAAGCTTATTGCCAGGAACGTAATAACAAAGTGGATCCACAGAAGTTTGTTGACTTTTATGAATGTAAAGGATGGATGGTTGGGAAAAACCACATGAAGGACTGGAAAGCAGCGGTAAGGACCTGGGAGAAATCCAGTAGGCAAAGCAGAGAGGCACCAGCGCAGAAGAAGTACGATGCCAACAAAGGGATGATGACATCGAACTACGGAGACATGTCAGAATTTGAAAAAGCTATGTTGGCAAATTGAAGGGAGAACGATGAGCAATCAAAATTATCGAAAGGCAATGGACATTGAAGCCAAAAACAAGAAGCGGATACTGGAGATCAATCCTCACGTTGATGATGGCAGCGGTATATATTTCCTGACACGGATGGACGAGGACGGAATCCGGTATGCGTACATAGGGCAGGCTAAACATCTGCTGACAAGACTGGCACAACACCTCTCAGGATATCAGCACATAGACCTGTCATTGAGAAAGCACGGACTGTATACCACGGACAATATCTACGGTTGGAAAATTGGATTTATGTGGTTCCCGATTGAACAACTAGACGAGATGGAGCAGAAATACATCCGGCAATATGCACAGTCCGGTTACCAGCTTCGGAATAAAACAGCCGGCGGTCAAGGAGAGGGTAAGAAGCAGATTGATGACTACCGCCCCTCTAAAGGTTATAGGGACGGCATAGAGCAGGGTAAAAGGATGTTGGCAAGGGAATTACTATCTATCGCAGAAAAGCACCTTAAAATCGATCTGAGAGAGGATAAGAGGGGGAATAAGATCTCCCAAAGGCAATACGAGAAATTCATGGCACTGATCCATGTGGAGGGCAATGATGAAAGCGTACATGATAGTGACGAATGATGAATTTGAACTGCCGGTGAAGATGGATATCTTTGGGGCAAAGGCCGCGGCTGATTATCTGGGGATCCCGGAACAAACGCTGCGGACATGTCTGCATAGGGATTCGTGGTGCCGGAAAACGCATAGGTATAAGGCTGTGGTTGATGAAGATGCCACAATAAGGATCAGGGCAGAGCACAAAGCTGAAATGGATGCACACTGGAAATATAAGCGTGCATTTGATCCTGCATACCGTGAGAGACGGCATAAATACGACAGAGAAAGGATGTCAAGGCATATCGGACGGGCAAAACCGTATGACTGCAGTTACCCAGTGATGGCGGAGAGACCGAGGATTCCGGAAAGGAGCAAGGATGGAGAGACTAACAACCAATAAGAATGTATCAGAAATGGGAATGGTTGAACTGGCACTTAATTGCTGTTACATAGCAAAGGATGGAAGTGGCAGATACAGAGATTATGAGATTGATATAGACGAAAGAGATTTTGTAAGAAAACTCACAACTACTTTTGTAGGAGAATATTTGCCATTGCAAGACGAATCTTTTGACGAAGAAATGATGGACAACCTTGGGATTGACCCGTTTGCAGACGTAAGAGGTCTGATTGCGATATTCTATCGAAATATTTGGGCAATGGCAGAATTGAGAGAAAAGCTGAAACGGTATGAGGATGCCGAGGAACAGGGATTGCTACTGCGGTTGCCATGCAAGGTGGGAGATACTGTTTATGTAGTCACTTCTCCGTTTAATGTGTTTGATGATATTGAATATGATGAGAACATGAAAGACGAAGTCTATGAAGCTTATGTTTCTAGTGTATCATTTTATGAAAGCGGAGAACAATATAGAATTTACGCTAAGGTAACAAATCATTTTATAGGAGCATATTTTAGAAAATGTGATTTTGGTAAAACAGTATTCCTCACAAAAAACGAAGCCGAAGCCAAACTGGCAGAAATGGAAGGTGCGGAATGAAGATAGAAGAAGCTATTTACTGCTTAAAGGCTCAGAGTGAACGGTACTCAGAGGTTTGTGAAGAATGTCCTATGTACGGAAAAACAGGAGTAGATCATTGCTGTGAGGAAGCATTACAAATGGCAATCACCACCTTGCAGAATCAGCCGGTGTGGATTCCAGTAAGCGAGAGACTGCCGGAGGAACTTGTACCAGTTAATGTAACATGGATAAACAGAAACCCGGAACCGTATTACAAAGACATAAAAGATGTTCCGTTTGCGAATACTGCGGTTTATTGCAATGGAAAGTGGTACTGGTGGTCATCCACTTGCGTTGATTATCTCAAAGAATACGGTAAATGCGATTGGGAATTAGTGGACAAAGATATTGATATTACAGCCTGGATGCCACTGCCGGAGTCGTACAGGGAAAGTGAGGTAGGAGATGGCGAAGTGTAATAACTGCAAGAATTTAGAAACAAAGGATAATGGTTTTGATGCTTACTCATGGTGCGAAAAAATCAACGACTGTCCGCATGAGGACATAGAAAGAGACTGCGAGCATTACTCCCCTATGACCAACGCAGACCGGATCAGGAGCATGACTGATGAGGAACTGGCAAGAGTACTGAAAAAGGCATTCAACTGTGGAGGACTTATTGCAATGAATCAATCATCCACAGAATGCAGAGGTTGTAAATCTGGGTATTGCTGCAACATAGATGATTGGCTGAAAGCGGAAAGTGAGGAATGAGGATGCAGGAAAGATATTTATTCAGGGCAAAGCGTAAGGATAATGGGGAATGGGTGGAAGGTTTTTATTTTTGTATGACGCATACTGATGGTAGGCACACACACCATTTCATTATTCCATTAGGAGCAGATTTGAGCCTAGGGACACCTGTTGAAAAAATACAGGTTGAGGTCGATCAATCTACCATCTGCCAGTGTACAGGTCTTAAGGATAAGAACGGCAAGGTGATTTGGGAGAATGATATTGTTAAACACTACAATGATGATGCACATCCAGAAAGCTATTGCACAGGCACTGTACTTTGGGACGAGAATTATGCTGAATTTTATCGTACAAGTAATGAGTATGGATTATCAAAGCTACGTATAAACAGTGATTGTATTTATGAGGTTGTCGGTAACGTATTTGACGATCTGGAGCTGTTGGAGGTGTAGCCATGACGGAGAATGAAGCAATCAAAGAACTTGAGGCATCTATTGATTTAGCCAAAATGTGTACACAGAATTACGAGAGAAAAAACGAAATCCAAGGTTACGAGATGGCAATTAAACCGATTTTATTCAATACAGAAATGGTTCGGGCGATTCTGGACGGACGGAAGACCTGCACCCGACGGCTGGTAAGTTCTCGGCAGTTTCTGGGAATGTTGCCAGACAAGTGTAAAAATGCTGCGCCTGATGAATTTTTAAAAGGTAAGAGGATGATGTTTAAGCCATATTGCGACATGACGGATGCGGAATTGATAATGACGGCATATAAAGCACCGTATCAGCCGGGAGATACCCTGTATGTCCGAGAAACATGGGAACGTTTTGAATGTTGGAAATGTGAGGGAGACGAAAGAGGAAATTGCCCCAAAGAACCAAAGAAAAGCGTTTTGTATAAAACTTGTGGTTGTTACATGTATCGGGCAACAGATGAAATATATGGAGATGCAAAGTGGCACCCATCCATCCACATGCCGAAAGAAGCCGCGCGTATTTGGCTTAAGGTTACGGATGTACGGGTGGAGCGGTTGCAGGATATTACTGCTGATAGTATTCGCAATGAGGGACTTTCTTCCTTAGCCGTCCATTGTGGAGATATGGAGATTGCATTAAAAGAATGGGAAAATCTCTGGAACAGTACTATCAAGAAATCCGATATTGACCGTTACGGCTGGGATGCTAATCCGTGGGTCTGGATTATCGAATTTGAGCGGTGCGAGAAGCCGAAAGGAGTGTGATGCAGATGGAACGAGTTGATTGTACCAACATTGAAAATATCGAGTTTAAGCCTGATGAATACGAAGTCCTGTATCAAAAAAATAACGACTTCAAGCGGTATGTTGACAGATACTGCACCAAGCACAGAATCAGCGTTGCAGAAGCCTTACAGCATTATCTGGTGCAGATGGCGGGCAGGATGTACAAGGAACAAGCAGAAACGATAGTTAGATAAAACCAAGAAAGGAGCCGAACCAGCGCGCATAAAGGGTACCCGGTTCCTATGAGTAATGAAAGTAAAGTGTGAAATTTATCGGGATTCCATGCAAAACTACAAAAAGTATGGAATCCCCAAGGCACAACTTGTAATTGCAGATGTGCCATACAACCTTGGAAATAACATGTACGGCAGTAACCCTATGTGGTATGTGGGAGGAGATAATAAAAACGGAGAGAGCAAACTTGCTGGAAAGGCTGCATTCAATTCGGATTACAATTTTAATTTGTATGAATATTTCCATTTCTGCAGCAAGATGCTCAAGAAAGAACCAAAGGAAAAAGGCAAAGCACCATGCATGATTGTATTTTGCAGTTTCCAACAGATACCGACCATGTTAAAAGCTGCAGAAAAACACGGATTTGGAAACAGCATACATATTACATTCTGTAAGAACTATTCCGCACAAGTACTTAAAGCAAACATGAGAGTGGTGGGAGCTACGGAACATGCGCTTATCCTGTACCGGGACAAACTACCAAAGTTCAATAATGACGGGAAAATGATATTTGACTGGATGCCTTGGGAGAAAGATAATGATGGAAAATATCCGAAAATTCACCCAACACAAAAGCCAGTATGCCTGTTGAAAAAACTGATTAAGATTTTTACAGATGAAGGGGATGTGGTAATTGACCCGTGTTGTGGCAGCGGAAGTACACTTCGAGCGGCAATGGAACTTGGTAGACCGAGTTATGGCTTTGAAATTGACCGGAATTTCTACGAGAGGGCAAGGAATGAAATGTTGTCAGAGAATTACGGCGAGGTTTCCATGCGTGCCGAGGACAGCGTAACAGGGCAAAGGAATATCTTTGATATGTTGGAGGGGCGGGAATGAGAACAGTATTGAAATATCTGGGAAGTAAGTGGAACATTGCTCCCCAACTAGTAGAACTGATACCGGAACACCACAGTTATGTAGAACCATTCTTCGGAAGCGGAGCTGTGTTATTTAATAAGCCGGCATCTGATATCGAAACTATTAATGACTTAGACAGTGATGTTGTAAATCTCTTTCGGTGCATTCAGAAAGATGCAGAAAGGTTGGCTAGAATGGTAATGACTACACCATTCAGCCGTGAAGAATATGATAGTCAGTTTGAAATACCAAATGGAGCAGTGTGTACAGATGCATATGAACGTGCAGCAGGATTCCTTATCTGTTGCTGGCAGGGGCATGGATTTCGGACAAATGGATATAAAGTTGGCTGGAAGAATGATGTTGTAGGCAGAGAACGGGCGTATGCTCTATGGAACTGGTACCGCCTGCCGGAATGGATTATTGATATAGCGGAACGCTTGCGCATGGTACAGATCGAGAACCGTCCGGCGTTGGAAGTAATCGAGAGATTTAATTACAGCAATGTTTTTATGTACATTGATCCGCCGTATGTTTTGGGTACCAGGACGGGAAAACAGTACAAGCATGAGATGACGGATGCGGATCACGAAGAATTGTTGAAGCTGTTGCTGCAGAGTAAGGCAAAGATAATGCTATCTGGTTATGAATCGGATATGTATAACGATTACCTGATCGGATGGGAGAAAAAACAGTTTTTAAGTTGCGCAGAACATGGAAAGCTACGTACTGAAACAGTGTGGATGAATTATGAATATAACCAGCAAATCAAGCTTAATTTCCCGGAGGTGATGTCATGATTTACGGAGAACTGATCGTTGACAACTTTGCCGGCGGCGGGGGCGCATCCACTGGAATAGAAATGGCAACCGGATACAGTGTGGATATTGCCATTAACCATGATCCGGAAGCTATCCGGATGCACAAGGCTAATCATCCAAACACAAAGCATTACTGTGAGGATGTGTGGCAGGTAGATCCGGTGGAAGCCTGCAATGGTCATCCGGTAGGTCTTGCCTGGTTCTCACCGGACTGCAAACACTTTTCTAAAGCCAAGGGCGGAAAACCCAAAGACAAATTTATCCGCGGTCTTGCGTGGGTAGCCTGCAGGTGGGCGGGACTGGTACGACCAAGGGTGATCATGTTGGAAAACGTGGAAGAGTTTAAGACCTGGGGACCGCTTAATAGAGGGCATCATCCTATTAATAGCAAGCAAGGCAATACATTTGAACGGTTTGTCCAGCAGCTTACAGATTTAGGGTATGAGGTGCAATTCAAGGAGCTGATCGCCGCTGACTACGGTGCACCCACCATGCGAAAGAGATTTTTCATGATTGCGAGATGTGACGGGAAGCCCATCATATGGCCGGAGCCGACACACGGACCAGCTGACAGTGAATCTGTAAAGTCAGGACTGCTTAAACCGTATGTGGGTGCATACACGCAGTTGGACTTTTCCCTGCCGTGCCCCAGCATCTTTGACACCTCGGAAGAAATCAAGGAGAAATACGGGATCAGGGCGGTACGACCACTGGCGCCTAAGACAATGGAGCGGATTGCAAGGGGATTGAAAAAGTTTGTGCTTGAGAATCCAGAGCCGTTTATTATCCAGTGCAATCACGGTGGCGAGCGTAGACCGAATGATATCCGGGAGCCGATGCCTACAATCACCGGAAAGCACGGATATGGGATCGTGGAGCCTTACATGGTACAGATCGGACAGACTGGATTTACTGCAGACAGGAGTAAGGATATACGTGAACCACTTACAACTATAGTGAGCAAGAATGAGCATTGCCTGATAAGTACTACTCTGACCCAGTACCATTCCGAGACGGCGCAGGGAGAAGTCCGCGGGCAGACCATAAAAGATCCAATCATGACCGTGGATGGATCGAACCGGTATGGACTGGTTACCTCATTTCTGCATAAGTATTATGACGGTGGCTACAAAGGAGCAGGAGAGAGCATAGAGAAGCCATTGCCGACAGTTACCTCATGGGACCATAACAGTGTGGTGACGGCAAACTTGATCCAGATGAATAATCACTGTGATGGCCGGGACGTGAGGAATCCAATACCTACAATTACAGCCGGCGACGGGCACTTCGGAGAGGTTAGAGCCTTTTTGATTAAATATTATGGGGATGCTACCGGTCAGGACATTGAGCAACCGCTTGATACGGTTACGACCAAAGACAGATTTGGGTTGGTGACAATTGAGGGCGTGGATTATCAGATTGTGGATATCGGGCTTCGGATGCTGGAGCCGCGGGAACTGTACGGATGCCAGGGATTTCCGGACGATTACATAATTGACCATGATTACACCGGAAAGACCTACCCGCGCAGTGAACAGGTCCGCCGATGTGGCAACGCTGTTTGTCCGCCTATACCTGCAGCACTGGTAAGAGCAAACCTGCCGGAATTATGCGTGGCAGAGCGTACACCGAACATGAGAATAGAAGCAGAGCAGACCGGGCAACTCCGGTTTGCGTAGGAGGATATATGGGAAAGAGACATTTAACACCGGCAGAGATCAAAGAGCAGTGCAAGCGGATCGCCCGGGAAAGCCGTATGGCTGACCGGACACCCTGGACAGCTATGGGAATCATCTGCAGCTATGTGATCATGCGCCGGGAGGGATTCAAGGGGCAGAGAATCAGCAGGCTGGCGAACAAGGTTAATGAGATGGAAGTGGACTGGTCCGCGGGCAAGGTTGGTATGAAAGAGATTAGCCAGCGGCTGATGGATAAGGCTGGATGGTCCATTGAATATAAAGCCTATACCGAGGATGACATCACCGCCCGGAAGGGGTCCTATCAGTACTGGCTTGATAGGCAACAGATCGGACCACAGAACATCATCAATGAGCAGGCTACAAGGTATATGCTGTTTTTCTTCACGGCGCTGATGGACGAATATGGATTCGGCAAAGACCGGCTCACTCGCGTTGAAGAGTATATGAATGAACTTTTGCTGTCATATCAGCAGGACAAGACTACTGTCCGAGAGTGGTCCCGTGCATTACTCACGGAAGCCGGAGTGATCATGGAACCGCCGGTGGATCCGCTGACACAGACCGCAGGCAGCATCATGACCGGTTGATGAAATCCTGCGTAGGAAGTGAAATAGTAACTCAAAAGTTGAGTTAAAAAGTGAAAAATTTTATTAAAAATTTGAGTTTCTATTTGAGTTGTTTTTAATAAGTTAAATTAGGATTTAGTGGAGGTAGAAAAAATGAATGATGAAATGAAAAAAGGAATGTTACTGGCATATCAGTCAGTAAAAGAGGAAATGGATACTATAAAGGCAGAGTTGAAAAGAAAAGGAATTGAAGAAAATAAAGGTTTTTCTACTCTGAAAGGATTTATTGAGGATAATATTAGGCAGTTAAACTGAAATATTAGGATTTAGTGGAGGAATGACATGAGCTGCATTGGATGTATCTGCAATCACTGTGCGAATAGCGCTGAATGTTTCGATCATTGCCAGGGAGAGATGGATGAACCGTGCTATAACTGCGATGATTGCATCCACTATGACGGCGAGGTAGGACGGGAGATGTGGCGGGACGAGTGCCATAAGTATAAGATAACGGAGTACTGGGCAGCGCATCTCCGGTGCAAAATGAAAATCATTTAAATTTTAGTGGAGGAAATAAATTATGGGAATGACGAGGAATCAGCTTGCTTTGGTACGATATGTTGCTGAAAACAATATACAAAAAGCCAAAGATGCAGCTCTTTGCTGCTGTGCGGAAGATACAACTCAGAAGAATCACTATGCAGTCACAAAATATCAAAGTCTATTACGATCTGGTGGAATGAATTTTATGGAGCTACCAGCAAATGTTTCCAGTTTTGCAACGATGGAAGATCTGACAAATACATACTTAGAAAGCAGATATTATCTGACCAATGAAGAAAAGGAATTATTCGAACTGATCAAGAACATGAATGATGTGAGTTTACAGCTTATGGAGAAACAGATTCCGTATCTGAATGCAACATTGCTCTATGGCGAGAGCGGAGTCGGGAAGACGGCTTTTTCCAGGTATGTAGCATATAAACTTGAAATGCCGTATTTATATGTGAATTTTTCAAGAATGCTTGATAGTTATCTTGGTGGAACTGCAAAAAATCTTACGAATCTGTTTAATTTCATCAATCAGCATCAATGCGTTGTAATGTTGGATGAAATCGACAGCTTGGCAGTAAAGAGGGAATATGGTGGTGGCGGTGCAAGCGCAGAAGTTTCCAGAAGCACTACATGTTTATTACAGCTATTAGATTACGTTACGAATGACCACGTAATTATTGCCGCAACAAACCTCATAGATGATGTTGATACCGCAGTGAAGCGTAGATTTACAGAAAAGCATGAGTTACATAGGCTTTCAGCGGAAGACAATGAGCGGTTTATCAGACAGTACCTTGACGATGCAGGATTTTCTTATGATTTGGATTCTGTTAGAAAGTATGCTGCAGAAAATCATTCACAAGCTGAAATTATGACGCATGTAACAAGAAGCATTGCAAGTACGCTTATCAACAAGGGTGAACTGGTAATGTTGTAAACTGAAATATTAAGATTTATGGAGGCATTTGTATGAGAAAAATACATGAATGTGCAGAAGATATAAAAAATATTTTAAATGATGCAGAACGAACCGAAGAGGTTGACGGAGATATGCTATGTAGTATTAATGAGTTGGTGGATGAAATTTTATCAATATATTGTTTAGAAAAACAACAAAGAAAAATGGCTATAGCTGAAGAAAATGAGATTCTTTCAGAAGAGGCTAAAAAAGCAGGATGGAAGTCTGGTGTTATGAACATCTAAACTGAAATATCGCAAAAATTGTGTAACGAAAGAAGATAGGCATGTTAGGTAAAATGAACGATCTGATGGGCGGATATACCGTTATAGTTACAACCAAACAGGTCCAGCGGCGCAGACACAAAAAGAAGCGCATCAATAAAAAGTGGATTAAGCGGTATGGATACATCACCAAAGATTGGCAAAAATGCGGAGAAACGGTTGTAGATCAGGTACATATGACCATGTATATGAATCAGGCAACATATAATGATCTGATTATTGCTCTGAAGAATAGGTAAAAGAAAGGAGATAGGCCTATGCCAAGACCCAAGAAAGAAGGTAAGAAGAACATCCGGAAAGACATCAGCATGGATCCGGAGCAGTACGAGAGATTAATTGATTACTGCCGGCAGCAGGACAGACCTATCTCCTGGGTTATCCGGCAGGCGCTGGAAAGCTATTTACCTGTGTAACGGTACGTATTATTACACAATAAAACTGAAAGTTAGTGAAGGAGTGATAGGAAAAGCGTAATAAGTATTATACACATTTTTATAAACAGCGGCAGAAGGACTGCAATCAATCACATAATAATAGCGGTACAACCACCGACCAAAGTAGACTGTACCGCTCAACTGCTTAAGATCATCATATCACACGGATGTTTCTTAGGCAACGAGAAAATGAGGTGCGCATATGACTAAAAATGATTTAATCAACGACGTAGCTTATGAATTACGTGACAGCATGACCAGGGAACAGATCGACCGGATGAAGATTACGCTTTATGTAAAATTGCAGGACTTTGAGCTGGCAGAGATCAAACAGCTGCCTATGACTATGGAGCATGACAATGAGTGGTTAATGCAAAGGTATTGTGTAGACGGCGTGGCAGCAGGACTACATGCTGGCACAATACGGAGCTATATTGGAATCATAAAGAAATTCTTTGGCTTTGTGAATAAAAATTATAAATATGTGACAGCGCAGGATATCACTGATTACCTTGCAGTCAGGAGCTACCGGGACCATATCAGCCAAAATTATAAGTCCACCATATACCGGTATCTCTGCACGTTCTTCGGCTGGGCATTCCGCAAACAGCACATTGTCAACAATATAGTTGATGGAGTAGATAAGGTTAAACAGATAAAGAAAAAGAAGGTACGACTGACAGATGAGGAAGTTGAAACTATTCGTTACGCACTGCAGACACCCAAGGAAAAGGCTTTGTTTGAATTGATGATCTGCACCGGCATGCGTGTAGGCGAAATCTCTTACCTCAATGTGTCAGATATTGATCTGACAAATAAGCAGGTATCAATCTATGCAGAAAAAACGGATACCTACCGCACCGGAATGCTTACGCCGGTAGCTGTGATGGCGCTTAGAAATTATATCGGGGACAGGCCTGGGACAGATCCGCTGTTTTTGGCAGATCGGGCACCGCATAACAGAATGAAAGAGTATGGCATCGAAAAGCTGGCCAAGGAGATGGCAGTCAGGGGAGGAGTAACCAGGATAACAGCAACCGTGCATGTGTACCGCAAGACATTTGCATCCGTCCTTTATCGTAAGACAGGGGATGTATTGCTGGTAAGTAAATTACTGGGACATGCAAAGCCGGACATGACAGTCCAGTATTACCTGATAGATGACATCGAAGAGATGCAGCACAAATACAATAGAGTAGCATAGGAGAATTGATGGAACCTAAAAAAGAGATCTACAATGATGCATGGTTTTTATATAAAAAATATTTGAATGGTGACGGATCGGATGAATACTGGGAATGCCTCAACAACGATGCAAACCGCATCATCGAAAAACATAATAAAGATCCGTTTGCCCGCAGCCTTGTCATGGCTGTAATAGATGAGATTGAGAGGAGCAGAAAACAATAATGGACATCAAACAGAAAAGAGCATATTTGAAAAGTTATCAGAATATCCAAAATCGAATAGTTGGTCTGACCCATGAGCTGGAGAAATGGAAGACTCTGGGGGAAAAGGTGAATAATGCAATGGGAACCGGCGGAGGATCCGGAAAGCCATCAAATAGCAAGGTGGAAAAATCTGCAGTAAATACCACGGATATTTTGAAAAAGATTCAGTTTGAGATAAACGCGGCAGAAAATGAGCGACAGAATGTGCTTGATGCTATCAACAAAGGCAAAAAACTGCGGCAACGTGAGATCCTGCGGATGCACTTTGTAAATGGTATGAGTGTTGCCAAAATAGCGCGGAGATTGGGGAAAGAAGAAAAGACGGTCAGCAATGCCATTACAAATGCTCTCCGGGATCTGGACATATAGCAAAAAGGCAGCCTGTAAAGACTGCCTAGTGTTCCCATTTGGGTTTTTCTATGTTCATTTCTGCAATGATGCCGGGGTGGCTTTTTATGTATGCTTTATAGTCTGTTATGGCTTTGTGCCGTTCCTGCCCGGTGTATTTGGTCGAGGATGTTTGCACCTCTGAACCATCCAACATATTACGGGAGTAGGTAACCAGGAAATAATATACCTTGTTCTCATAATACCGCCGTTCACGCTTTAGCCTGACGACTGGTTGAGTGGGAGCGGTTGCAAGATAGTTGTAACGCTCTGCAAGGGCGATCCTGTACGCTTTCAGTTGCTCTATTTTGCGTTCAAATTCCTTTATTGCATCAACTGCCTTGTTGTCATAATAAAGCACCTTGTCAAGCTCATTAAGGGCATCCGGATGGATCATATAGATTGACATTCTCACATCACTTTCGGTTGATGGATTGCCGTATTTCATAAACAGATCCTGGAGATCTTTTTCCTGCGTGGGGGTCATTGTTTTTCTCACTTTCTGCCGGGAATTCGCCCGGCTCGGTATAATCAATAATTTAAGCTGTCATAATATCCAGTAGCGGCAAGAGAATCATGTATTTCATTGCAGGCAGATCTGAAGTTGAAACAATCTTTTTTTCCGTGCTTATTGCAATTTCTTTCATCTGCCTGTGACAATGCGATAGCTAAATCATTTAAAACGTTCTTGCTTGCTGTTATTGTTCCGATACTTGTTTTTACTGTCATACATTACACCTTTCTGCCGGTTTAATGGGTCGCCGGCTCCCAGTAGAATGTTATTGTGCAATGGGTAGAATGTAATCAGGCTCAGAGAGAAAACCGCCTGCGTTCAAGATGCTTTGCAAGGCTTTCTTTCCGCCTGCCGGGGAATAAGGAGTTTTGCCATCCAAGGAAATAAATCCTTTTCCATCCTCATAGAGTGCGAATCCGGTAGTTGAATAGATACCGATTTCGTCTCTGAATTTGTAATTTCTAAGATTTTTAATAATCATCAAGTTGATTACCTCACTTTCTTTTTGTGGGTGGGGCGGTGGTGTTCCGCCCCTTATGTATTTATGCTGTGATCTGCTCCGGTTCAGATGTCCGGGTTGCGTATCTCTCGGATCCGTACATGCTGCGGATGTCCTGCATTGACTTTGATTTCTTGCTGTGCTTGTGATATTCGCCCTCGTGATAATACCAGGCCTGCTTGTTAGAGGAGTACTTAAAGCCGAGGCTCTTAAGTGTATCCTTATGCTCTTTGGTGTTGCCGGTGATCCACAACCATGATCCGCAAAGCTCAATCATAAGTCCGGAGAGGTGAAGCAGCTGGTTAATCAGGTCGGCGTATTCGGTGGCGGTCTGCTGAGATTCTTTCTCGTAGGTTTCGCCGTTTGCGTTCTGGTGGATGTTCTTCAGTCGGTTATATGCATCCTCGTACTGTCTGGACATCTCCTGGAACTCTGCGGTTGTATCTCTTCCGGGGTTGCAGTCCGGATGAAGGTCTCTTGCGTATTTCTTATAAAGCTGTTTTACATCTTCACAGGTTTTGCAATTTTCAAAATATCTCATGGTTTTGTACCTCCGTTTATAATGTGGAGCAGGTCTTTATAAGATCCTGCTCTGTTAAGTTATCAGCTACGATGTTACCGTTTCTGTCGTACAGCTCGTATGTATCGGGTAAGGTTCCGAAGAATCCGTTGAACTGGTTGCATACCATATATCCTTTTGCTTCTAAAGCTTTGATGATTTCGTTCATGTTGTGTACCTCGCTTTCATGTGCTCCGCTTCGGTGCGGTTCGTTTGTTGTTGAGCTAATCATAATACCAACGTACGTATGCAGTCAAGTGGTAAAATGCTACAAACGTACGATTGCAAAATTGTGCAGGTTGTACAATGGTACGTTGGTAGCAGCCGTGCTATAATCTAATAAAAGGAGGATAATCACATGGCAAAGACACCAGATAGCAAAATACAATGCAATATGAGATATGCAAAAAATAATCTTAAGCGGATCCCGTTAGATGTAAAAAAAGACTATTACACAGATGTGATAGAGAAAGAAGCGTACAAGAGGAATCTATCTGTTAGAGCTTTTATCCTGGAAGCTATACAAGAGAAGATAGAAAGAGAAAAGAATTTATAAAAAATACCCAAAAGTGTGACAAATGTCACAAAAACGGGGTTGAATCGGGAAAACAACCTGTTGTATAGTATATAATATAAATACGTGTCAAGAAGCCGATATCAGTAATTCACTGGTACCGGCTTTTATAATACCAGGAAGGAGGTAAATATCAATGGGTAGACCTAGAAAAATTAGCAGTCCTGAACAAATGGAGCAGTTATGGGAAGAGTATAAATCTTACTGTGACAATGTAGAGGTTAACCAAACATCATTCTCCGGTAAAGAGAGTAAGTTCGTCACAGGAAAAGTTAAAAAGTCTATCACTTACACCTTAGAAGGCTTTTGTGTATATATTGGCATGGCAAGATGTAGATTCTATGATACTTATGACAGTGATGAGAATTATAGAGACATAGTAACGCGCATACGCGAAGAATCCGAGAATGATGTACGTAGAAAGTTTGAAACCGGCTGTATACCTTCTCAGTTATCCGGGTTATGGATGTCCAGGTATGACGGTTATAACCCTAAGCAGCAGATAGATGTTAATGCTACGATCTCCGAAGGGGATAAAAAACTACTGGATCAGGTATCTAAGAGACTGGGAGAGAGCAAGTAAATTGTACAGGATCATAACACAATTAGCTGGTAAATGGGCATAAAAGAGGATTCCGAAATTGTGTATAAATGGCTACAATTCAAGAATCCCGTATTTATGCGGTTTATCAGATTTTTGGTATTGTTCAACTATGCGCAAAATTAATCATTCACGCATAGTTGCCGGTAATTGTCTTATTGTCCCAGTAAATAGCAACAATAGCAGATGCAGCTGTTACCGGATCCGGATCGTCTGGACTGTTCTGTTCTGTGTATGGTCCTGCTGATCTATATTTTCCCTCTGCCAGGGATCAGCCCTTTGGGCTGCCACCGTACATCATGGGGCGGATAGGTCCCCCGGTACCCCGCGATACCCGGGCCCTGTGATCTAGGTACCATATGTCCATCAGAAAATTATATTATATTTTCAAATTTGGAGTGTCAATGACTTTACAGGAAATACGACAAAATCAAATTGAATATTGCAGAGAGCATATCGAGTATTTCATCGACACATATGGTCATATCGAGGATAAAGATGCCGAGGAGATCATACAGCCGTTTCGTATGTGGGATGCACAGAGAGAGGCATTAAGGAGCATTGCGACACATAAGCTGAATGTTATCCTAAAAGCACGACAGCTGGGTTTCTCATGGCTTGTACTGCATTACGCGGCACATCTGCTTGTTACGATGGAAGGTCGTACATGTATCGCACTGTCTCAGAAAGAGGATGATGCGAAGGAGCTTGTGCGAAGATTCGGCGTTATTTTGAAGAATATGCCGGAACTCATTGCAGAGGATAGTGATAAGCCGATCGGATGGACCGGTGCTACATATACACAGACTGCATTAAGAATTGAGATCACTTTTCCAAGTGGTCTCGTTTCAGTTTTTAACGGAATGCCGAGTGCGCCTGGTGCGGGTCGTTCATTTACCGCCAACCTTATCATTTTGGATGAATGGGCGTTCCAGCAATATGCAGAGCAGATATGGACCGCTGGATATCCTACCATTAACCGCCCTACTGGTGGACAGGTTATCGGATTATCTACCATTGACAGAGGATCCTTTTTCGAGGAAGTATTTACGAATCCGGATAATGGGTTCAATAAGATATTCATTCCGTGGTACGCAGATCCCCGCCGTGATGACAACTGGTATTCAGAAACCAAAAAGGCAATGGGTGAGCTTATGACACAGGAGTATCCTGCTACTGTTGAGGAAGCACTTACTGTTCCTGGTGGATCATACTTTCCCGAGGTGAATGAGCGTAATACTGTTTCCTATGAGGAACTGAAAGGGAATACCTTGAAGTATGTTGCTATTGACTATGGCCTTGATATGTTTGCTGCACATTGGGTGAGAGTTGATTCTTTCGGAAATGCACAGGTGTATCGGGAATATGATAAATCCGGTCTGACTATTTCAGAAGCTGCAGGAACTCTTCTCAGTATGTGTGAGGAAGAGACCATAGAAGCATTCCTGGCACCGCCGGATTTGTGGAATCGATCACAGGAGACTGGTAAGAGCCGTGCACAGATCTGGTCTGAATGTGGTGTTGACCTCACCAAAACATCGAATGACTTTGCTGCCGGATGCTCCGGTATGAAAGAGTGGTTGAAACCGCAGGGAGAGGATAAGAAGTCGAAACTTACTATCCTTGATGGATGTGCACCGAATCTGTACCGGTGCTTAAAAAAGATACAGAAGGACAAAAAAAGACCGAATGTGTATGCCAAAGATCCGCATGACTTGACCCATGATCCTGATAGTCTGCGGTATTTTTGTGTCTGGTGGACAATCCCGGCGGACAGTCCGGAGGAAATCGACCGTAGGCGTAATAACTGGCGGCCTGATCTGTTGGAGGACTATGAGAATGCAGACGAGGAGATCAGGGCAATGATGGTTAAAAAGTATGGAGAGCCATATTATGAGGATGTTTAGGAAGATGAAAAACATGATAATGAATCCGAAACAGGCAAAAAAACTGAGTGAGTGGAAGAAAAAGTACACCGAAGCAAAGGATAAATACAGTGATGAACTGAATAATATCCGTGAATATCAGGCATTGTACGACGGTGACAGAAGAGTAAACGTAAATCCGAACAAGGGTAACGGAAAATCAAGTAAGCAGTCAATCAATGTACGTAATATTGTTTATGAATTGATTGAAACGCAGGTTGATTCTTCAATCCCAATGCCGAAGGTAACCCCTATCCATGAAGAAGACGAAGAACTGGCCAAGCTTATTGAGCTTGCTCTTCAGAATGAAATCCAGCTTATGAATTTTAGCCTCATGAACGATGAGGAAGAGCGTACCGTCCCCATACAGGGCGGTGATTTCATGCACGTTGAATGGGACAACACCAAAGGCTTTCATTGCACTGTCGGCGGTGTGAGCGTGTCAGAACGGCATCCAAGAAACGTGATCCCTCAGCCTGGAATAACAAGCATTGAGGAGATGGATTACATCTTTGTTCTGGTACCGCAGACAAAGGAATTTGTAAAGAAAAAATATAATGTGGATGTTTCCGCGGCATCTGATACAGAAATCGATCTGAAGCAGGACACGAAGCGTGATGATAACAGTGATATCGTTACTGTCATTAAATGCTACTACCGTAATAAAAACGGATGTATCGGACTGTTTACGTGGTGTGAAGAGTATGTCTTGGAGGACTACGAGGATTATCAGGCAAGACGATTGGAGAGATGCACCAAATGCGGCAGGGTAAAGACCGGTGACGTATGCGAATGTGGATCCAAGAGTTTTGAGGAACGAACGGAAGAGTACGAGGAACTGTTAGAAGACATTACCACGAAGAATGGCACATTCATTCCCGCAATATCAGGATATGAGGATGTGGACATGCTGGATGAAGATGGAAATCCGGTATATGACGATTTCGGACAGCTGATGCAGGAGAGAAGGGAAGTCAGAACCAAGATTCCGTATTATAAGCCGGATCAGATCCCTATTGTGCTCAGGAAAAATGTTTCCCGCGCAGGAAAGCTTCTCGGATTTTCGGATGCGGCAGTTATCTCTGATCAACAGGATGCTATAAAAAAATTGGGATCAAAATTGCAGGAAAAAATCCTTAAAGGTGGTTCTATTGTAATTCTTCCCAAGAACTCCAAAATTCAGACTACTGATGAGGAACTTAAGGTTGTACGCGTGAACAATGCGCAGGAAGCATCCCTTATCAGTGTGAAGAATATGCAGGCAGATATTTCCCTTGACAGAATCATGATCGCAGAAAATTATGACTGGGCCAAGTCCACGCTGGGAATCACGGATTCTTATCAGGGCAAATATGATGCTTCTGCTGATAGTGGTACTGCAAAGCAATATGCAATCAATCAGGCCGCCGGCAGACTGGAATCTAAGCGTGTTATGAAGAAAACAGCGTACGCCAAAGTATATGAGCTCATGTTCAAGCACATGCTTGCTTATGCGGATCAGCCGATTCCACTGAATAAGAAAAACAGTGATGGGACATATTCTTATGCTCATTTCAACCGGTACGATTTTTTAAAGCAGGATGCTGCCGGCGAATACTACTGGGATGATGAATTTATCATTACCACAGATCCTACTTCAACGATCATGATGAATCGTGAAGCAATGTGGCAGCAGATTGACATGAAATTGCAATCCGGAGCGTTTGGTCCCCTGGGAGAGAATAAAACTCTTCTGGCATATTGGACGTTCATGGCAGAGAATGATTATCCGAATGCGTCCAAAATGAAAGAGATCATGGCACAGCGTGTACAGGAAGAAAATGCACAGATGGAAACACAGAATGCAGCGTTAAGTGAACAGTCAGGAGGTGCTGGAAATGCAATGCCCATTATGTAAGATAGAAGCGGCAATATCCGCTTCAAAATATGTGGTATCAACCGATATTCCGCCGAAGCTCTTTATTGAGCATGAGATGAAGTGTCGCAATCCGCAATGCAGTAATTACAATAAAATATTTGCAACCGTTAGGAATGAACTACCGGTATCCAAGGATTCTAAGGAAACTTAGGGTCCTTTTTTGATACAAAAATTTCGCATGTGAAAAGCGCAAAAATCACGGGAGGTAATCATGGATGAAATTTTAGAAGGCGCAAACGTACAGGAGCTCGCCGACCCTGTTGTAACTGATAACCAGGTTGAGGAACCTGTTGTACCTGATGGAGATGCCGGAACTGCAGAACCGGAAACTACAGATCAGGTGCAGTCAGATGAAATCAACTCACAATTTGCTGCTGCCAGAAGAAAGGCAGAGGAAGCCTACAACCGTAAGATGTCCGGAATCAACAGTGAAGTAAAACGTTTATTCGGAAGCGTTGTGAACCCTGTTACCGGGAAAAACATCGAGACGATGGAAGACTACCTTCAGGCATGCGAGCACCAGCAGCGAGAGACTCTGAATCAGCAGCTCACAGAAAAAGGTATTGATCCTAATCTGATTGAGCAGATGGTCAACAATTCTCCTGCAATCAGACAGGCGCAGCAGATTCTCGAGAACAATCAGAGAGCAGAAGTGCAGAAACAGCTTGATGAAGACATTAAGGCGGTAACTGCTATGGCTCCTGAGATTAAGTCTCTGGAAGACTTGGAAAAGCATGCATCCTACGCTTCCGTACTGGAGTATGTGAACAAAGGATTGAGACTGCCGGATGCTTTTAAACTGGCAAATTTTGACAGTATTTCTACTCGGCAGACAGCAGCTGCAAAGCAAGCAGCAATTAACCAGGCAAGGTCTAAAGGCCATCTGGAAACAACCACAAGTGTTTCTGATAGTTCCAACCTCGCTGATATTCCGGAAAATGAAATCTCAAAGTGGAGAGAGTATTTTCCCGGCTTAAGTGATGAAGAACTTAAGAAAAAATACAACCAAACTTTATAAGGAGGAAACAAAAATGTTTAGTTTTGTAAAAAGTGCAACAAATCCTAATTTCCCTATCATTAAACAGCTCCCGACTACTGCATCCACTACCTACAAGATCGGCGATGCACTGGTGCTGACTGATGGTGGATTGACACAGGCAACCGGAACCACCAAGCCTCAGTTTATTTGTGCTGAGAATTACGGAGCCCCCGCAAGCGGAATGAAAGATATTTCCGTTTATGAGATCGTAGACGGTCAGGAGTGGGAGACCACCTGTGCCGCAGATGCTTCTGCTGTTAAGGCAGGCTCTAAAGTAACTATTCACACTGATGCTGCGCAGGTAACAGCAACTACCACCAATGGCGTATTCATGCTGCTTTCTGCAGGCGGTGCCGCTGGCGAAAAGGTAGTAGGAAAATTCTAAGGAGGATAAAAAATATGGCAATTGTATTTAGCCAAAATAGCGGACTTAATGATGATCTGTGGAAGGTAGAAGCACAGGTGTTACAGGCTGTCATGAACGACACCGATACAGAACAGAATGATTACGATAAATTCGTAACCGACGTTTATAACGAGAAGACATCCAAGAAGTATGCTGAAAAGCTGGGGTCTGTAACTTCCCTCGGAAACTTCGACATCGTTGATGAGGGTGACAAGGCTCCTATGGATGATATTCAGGCTGGCCAGTCCAAGCTGATCGTACATAGCACTTTCTCCAAGTCCTTCGCATGCACCAGAGAAATGAAGGATGATGGAGACGTGGATGTAATGAAGACAATGGCAGCAAACATGGTACGCTCCTATAAGCGTACTCGTGCACAGTTTGCATCCGATGCATTAACTACGGAAGCTGCTACTTTTTCTTTCAGCAGAAAGAAAATTGATAAGACTACCGGTGACGGAAAGGCATTGTTTGCAACTGATCATGCGGGTGTTAAGGCTGGTGTGGCTGCGCAGAGTAACGTATTTACCAATGCATTCGGTACTGATACTACAATGCTGAACAGGTTGGCAAATATCGGTAGAAACTTCCGTAATCAAAGCGGTAATATCCAGGGTTATACCTTCGATACCATCATCATTCCTTCCAACGTTCCTGCACTGGAAGATCTGATCAAGCGTATTATCCGTTCTGAACTGATTGTTGGTTCTTCCAACAATGACGTCAACACCCAGAAGGGATTATGGAAGCTTGTAGTAGATCCCATGTGGCAGGTAACTTCCGGTGCTCCTTATGTTCTGATGTCTTCTCAGGCAAATAAGGAGCTTAGAGGATCTATGTTCTATGATCGTGTTCCTCTTGATATTGCAAATCAGGTGGACATCCATACCCGTAACCTTGAATGGAACGGCTATGGTCGTATGTCTGCCGGCTTCAATGACTGGAGACATGTGATCCTTGGCGGTGCATCCGCAGGAACCACACTGAGCGCAACCTAACGGAGGTAGAACATGGTAAAGCCTAATTTTACAATAGGCACCGTGTTTGAGGATGGCGGTCTGTACTATGAAGTGCAGGCCGTACTTCCTTCCGGTGACTATATTTCAAAGAGAGTTGATAAGGTTCCGGAACCTGAACAAGAGATCCCTATTCCTATTCCGGAGAAAACAGAAGAGCCTGTGAAGAAAGCAGAAGATAATCCTGTGAAGAGAACAAGAACAACCACACGTACAAGAAATACCGGAGGTAGAAAGAAACAATGAGTATGACCTGGAAAGATGTCAAATTAGCCACATTACAGAAAATGTTTGCTGCGGATGGTAGTACTATACCAACAGATGAATCCACAACGGATTACCTTGCCGGAATGCCTATGGTGGCTAATGAGGCACTGGAAAGGTTATCTACTGCCGGAAAATCTATTGTAAAGAGTGTTGTTATTGCACATAATCCTTTGAAAAATCTGATTTCTGACGAGACGGCAAGTAAGATTCATAACCTTGGCACATATGAATTTTCGGGGGAGGGAGCACATGCATATTTCTTTGAATTTACTGGGAAAGGAACTTTAATGGTAACGGTTGGAGGAACAGAATGTGATACCATCCAACTTGAAAGTAAGAACACATATACTGAATATAGAGGGCTTCTTGAGAATCCTTTGGATGAAGATGTGGCTCTTATTTTTATCAGCAAATATCCTAGCGCGGTAAAGAATGTTGCATTGTATTATGAGGAATTTGATAAAGAATCAGAAGTCCCTGAATACGCTGAGATGGTGAGATATAATCTCAAAGAGATATGTCCTGACTTCTATCAGCTCGGAGACAATCAGATCTATTACGAGGGAAGCTTAGGTTGCGGGTATATTCAGACCAGTAAGTATTACCGGGAGAGTGATAACATCCTTGTTCTCGGCAGGGATGATCCTGGGAGCTATACGGTATATTATCGTGCATATCCACCTACTATTACAGCAGAGACAGCGGATGATTATGTTCTCCCGGTAGATGATGAAGTAGTGGTACTTATGCCTCTTTATATGGCCAGTCAGCTGTATAAGGATGATGATAACGGTATTGCTACAACATATCGTAATGAGTTTGAAGTAGCACTGGAGAGCCTTATTGACAGCAGTATGCAACAAGGCTATGAAGAATTTACAAGTGAAAGCGGGTGGATTTAATGGCTACAAAATTTTCCATTCCATCAAGCCCAAGCAGGAGTGTTCTTACGATCAGTACATTTTTAGGCGCAGATTTCACAAACAGCCCAGCGGCAGTGAGCGAGAATCAGAGTCCGAACTGTAAGAACATGATCCGGGATGTCCCCGGGAAAGTACGTAAATGCATGGGGTATAAAAAAATAGCGGAATATGATGATCAAATCAATGGGTATCATTATATCCGCGGCGAACAATATGGATTGGTCCATGCAGGAACGAAAATGTATTATAACGGCGTTGTAAAGTATTCTGATGCTAATAATGCGCGGAGTAAAAGCTGGCAATTTGACAACAAACTTTATATCGTTGATGGGAAAAAGCTTCTCGTATGGGATGGGGCGGAAGTAAAACCGGCATCGGAATATGCAAAGATACCTACAGTTACGATTGCTAAGGCACCTAATGGCGGAGGTACAAGCTATGAAGATTTAAACCTTATACAGCCTGGTTTTACAGAATTATTTGCAGGAACAGAAGGTGACACCGCGTATCATATGACTTTTGGTGGACTTGATGATACCACAGTGAAAGCCTATATTCTGGACAGCTCCGGCTCTTGGGCTGAGAAAACAGAAAATACGGATTTTACGGTAGACAGAGAAAACGGAATTATCAATTTTACGGCTGCGCCTGGCAAAAGTCCTGTAACCGGTGAAGATAATGTGAAAATAACAGCATACCGAACTGTAAGCGGATATGCTGACAGAATAAATAAGTGCTGCATAGGAACACAGTATGGACTAAAAGGGGCAATGGACAGACTGTTCTTAAGTGGAAATCCTGATTATATCAATCAGGACTGGTTCAGTGATCAAAATGATCCTACGTATTTTGCGGATACGTATTATAGCAGTCTTGGGACAAGTAAGTCTGCTATTATGGGATACAGCGTAATCAATAATTACCTGGCAACTCATAAGGACGAAATGGAGACGGACCAGTTTATTGTCCTGAGAGAAGGCGCACTGGCAGATAATAAGCCGGTATTCCGTTCGGTAAACACTCTGCAAGGCGCAGGAGCCATTGCAAAGGACACATTCGCATATTTATCCAGTGAACCTCTTTTTCTCACGAGATCAGGCGTATACGCTATTACAGCACAGGATATTACGGGAGAAAAATACGGTCAGAACAGAAGCTTTTATCTTAATGGAAAATTGCTGAAAGAATCTGATCTTGAAAAAGCATTTGCATTTGTATACAAGGATATGTACTGGCTGTGTGTAAATGGGGTTGCCTACATTCTCGATGGACTGCAGCCTATGCAGACAGATAAGTCTATGCCTTATTCTACACGGCAATATGCAGGATTTTATAGAACAAACATTCCAGCAAATTGTATGTGGGAAAAAGACGGAAACTTATATTTTGGAACAACAGATGGAAGGGTATGCGAGTTTTATAGCGATTCTGATGCGCTGGTATCATACAACGATGATGGTGAGAAGATAGAAGCAATCTGGGAAACACCGGATCTTGACGGAAAATTGTTTTATAAAAATAAGACATTCCGTTATTTGGCTGTGCGGTTGAAGTCTGCCGTTGCTACTACTTTGGAGATGTATGTGCAAAAAAGAGGATTGTGGTCGTTTATAAAAAAGGACAATTATACTGCAAGGTATTTATCTTTTGGCAGTGTCGTGTTTTCAAAATTCACTTTCAGTTCTGATCAGACACAAAAAATTATTCCAACAAAACTTCGTGTGAAGAAGGTAGACAAGGCAAGATTCAGATTCGTAAATTCTGAATTGAATGAACCTTTTGGCCTTTTTGATATTGCGTTGGAGTACGTGGAAAATGGTAATCATAAGTAGGAGGCAAGCTATGGCTTTTGAAAAAATCACGGATACATCGTTGGCAAATAAAGGAGTGACTGGGCTGCCGGATGTCCCCGGTCTTACGACTGCAGAAATGCAGGCAAAATTTGATGAGTTATCAAGGGATGTCATTATACCTAAATTAAATGAGATCGTTGATGGACTTAACGGAGATGAGGTAGGATTATCTTCAAAAATCGAGAATCCTGAAACGAAAGAAAAAGATGTAATACAGAATGTTGTGAATGCAATTTATCAGATTGTAAAGGAAAACAGTGATAAAAGGCATGGACATGAAAATAAGGAGACGTTAGATAAAGTCACAGCTGAACTTTATGATTCCATAAATACATTAGTCAGCATGTTTAACGGAATATCAGCGGTTGATAAAACTGTGACTGCAGACGACACTAAAATACCCACATCAGGAGCAATAGTCAATTATGTAACAGAATTAGGCGCAGGTGACATGCAAAAGGCTATTTACGACAAAAATAATACAGGAATAGTGGATGATGCGGAAAAATTAGGTGGTGTCGCTCCAGAGGAATATCTTCAGAAAGCATCTTTGCCAGACACTACAGTTGCGTTTGAGGTGGCAGAAACAAGATCAAATATTTCCACTGGTGAAAAAGTTTCTACTGTATTTGGAAAAATAAAGAAATTTTTTGCTGATCTCACTGCCCCGGCATTTGCACAGATGATTACCACAAAGGAGGATCTGCTGGCTACCAAGGTGACCGGCTACGTGCCGGATGCCAAGGCGGTAGCGGATACATATACTGAGTTAAATGGCAAGTTAAGTGTACGTTATAATATTGACACTGACACTGTACAGATCCTATATAATGGCACTTGGGTAGATTGGAAATCAGGAGAACAAACTGATATACCTCTCTTTATATCTGGTCAAGGTAGTGTAAATACGGATATAAGTGGCGAATTTACCAAAACGAGCGGTAATTATACTGGCAACGTAAATTTAAATGCCATAGTAATGTCTACTACAAATGCAACTAATACGAGTGGTTCATATTCCGTAGTCATAGGATCCGGAAAACTCATAGATCGCACCGTGTATAAAAAAGTCAAATTCCATGCAACCGTTAGCGGAAGTGGTAGTAATAACGCATATGCAAACTTGAATACCGCTAAAACAAATTATGGAGATAGACTGGCACCTAAGGACGGTTATCAGAGGATTGTAACTGGTGATAATGTACTGGATATATCCGATGCAGCAAGCGATGGATATCTTTGTTTTTTCCTTGGAGTCAATTCCGGCACCGTATCCGTAACTATAGACAGCATCGTTCTCTGCAAATGAGAATGTTTTTAATAGCACGTTTATATGCAAAGTAAAATCCCGCTTACTGTACCATTCATAACGAGTGTAGCTTCAGACCATAACTTAAATGATACATTAACCGATCCAGTGTTTAAATTTTTCCATATTTGCGCAGTGTGCGACTGAATGTTTGTACCATTAGTAATTATAAATGCAAATGCATTCTTTCCTTCTGGGATCAAATCGGTGACTATAAGTACACCAGAGGATATCTTGCCGTTTGTTATTTCTATTTTTTCTATGCTCGGTACATTGTTTAACTTGCCATTTACAGAAGGAGTGATTGAATAATGGGTGGAGATTAGCAGTAGAAAATCAGAAGGCGGGCGCGGCCATAACAGCGCCAGAAAGGAGTCCTGTAATGGGCTATATCAAATTTAAAAATAAAGAGACCACACAGCTGGTCGTTGTATCAGAGGAGAGTCCTCATGTGATCCGGATCACCGGAGACAATCTCACAGTAAATACTGACGGCTTCTGCCTCTACCTGGATGAGGGATGTAAATACCCGCTGGACAACGGCGAGTATGAGGCATACACAACTTTATTTCGCGCGGGTGACGGCTGGTATGAGCTGTCAAATGATGGCTCAGTATATATTGAGCCAGTTGCACCGGTGCAACCTGAACCGACCGAAGAGGAGCTTGCAGAGCAGGCACGACAGCAGCAGATCAGTCAGTTGACTGCGCAAATCGATGGTCTTAAAGCACAGATCGCCGCCAGTGATTATAAAATTATCAAAACGTATGAGTACGCTCTCCTTGGAGAACAGACGGAATATGATATCGAGACTGTCCACGCAGAGAGACAGGCTCTCCGCGACCAGATCAATACCCTGGAAACCCAGCTTTCAGATCTGACCGCAACTGCAGAGTAGGAGGATGCCTATGAGAGTGAGAGACGGTCCCAAACAATAAAACATAGTAACCAAGAGCCATGAGCCGATTACTTCCTTTGAGGGAGTAACCGGCTTTTATAATGAGAAAGTGAGGTAAATATTATGAATGTAAGTGCAATCAAAATGACAATTTTGACAGTTTTAGGTGCTATCGGCAGTTTTATCGCCAACCTTTTTGGTGGATGGGGAGAAGACATGATCACGTTACTGATTTTCATGGGAACGGATTTTTTACTGGGGTTATTGATTGCAGCTTTTTGGAAAAAGAGTAATAAGTCAGAATCCGGTGCTCTTAGCTCATACAGTGCCTGGAAAGGGTTGGTGCGAAAAGGAGTAACGCTACTGGTTGTATTGGTCGCACACCGGCTGGATCTATTGATCGGAACAGATTATATAAGAACAGCAGTAATTATCGCATTCTGTGCAAATGAGTTAATCAGTATTGTAGAAAACCTTGGAATTATGGGAGTCCCCTTACCGACAGTGATTACTAAGGCAATTGAGATCCTGCAGAACAAAGCAGATGAGGAGGCAAAAGAATGAAAACAGGAAGTGGAATGGTAGAATATGCCCGTGCTCGTCTGGGCACCCCGTATTTTTATGGGGCCAAGATTCCCGAGGGTGCTCTGACCGAAAACAAAATGAGCACTATGCACAGAATGTATCCCAAGGTCGTGACCACCTCCTACATGGCAAAGGCAAGGCGCAAGGGGCAAGTAGGCAAGGTTAATGTGGACTGCTCCGGTCTGATAGCCGGATACCGGCAGCTTAATATTGGATCAGCGCAACTGTATCAGACAGCTTACACCCGGATGCCCATTGCTAATATCAATGACTTTGCTCCGGGCGTTGTCCTCTGGAAATCCGGACACGTAGGTGTTTACATCGGCAAAGTCAATGGCGTGCCTATGTGCATCGAGGCTAAAGGGATCAATTATGGTACCGTAATGACCAAAGTGTCTGCCACTAAGTGGGTGTGCGGTCTGACATTTAAGGATTTGACATATTCGTACGACACTAGGGTTCCTGGCACTTGGAAGGGCACAAATCCTTACACAGAGCCTACCATGACGGTAACCAGTCTCGCACAAGCTCGTAAAATGGGCATTAAGACATACATTTCCCGCGGTGAAGGCGTTAAATGGATCCAGTGGGAGCTGATGGAAGCGGGTATGTTAGCAGAGGAAGATATCGATGGCATCTGTGGTCCTATGACCGTAGCGGCTATCATTGCTTACCAGAAGTCTTGCAAGATTCCTGCAGACGGGCTGGCTGGAAAGACCACTCGGAAATATTTGGCAGCATAAATATGATCATGGAGGTGTGCTTTTGCATACCTCCATTTGTTTTATGGAGGAACACAAATGGCAAAAGTAACAGTTGATACTATTCGTAATATTAAGGGAGCATCTCTTGAAAGAGCTCCGAAAAAACATACTTCTTCATCTTCTGTAACTCATGGTGGAGGTGGTGTGAGAAGAGATAATACGCTGGGAAGTAATACAAGCTCTTCTGGTAGCCCTTACCGTGGACCGTCAAATATTCCCCAAAATGGTGGAGGCACAATAAATAGTTCTACTGGTGGTAGTAGTGGATCTTCGAGCGGTTCGTCTGGAAGCTATTCATATTCCACCAGAGGGAATGCTGATGTTAATGGACTGTATCAGTCCATATATGGTCAACAGCTGTCACAGCAGCAGGCGGCACAACAGCAATTATCTGATCAGTTGAGAGCACAGCAGGAAGCCTATGAAGCAAGGCTGAGAGAACAACAGGAAGCACAGAGACAAGCTGCGCAGAATGCTTACAACAACAATATGTCAGCATTGGAATCTGCATATGCAAAACGATTATCAGGGCTTGACAGTAATTATGCGTCTACAAAAGATCAGTTAGCGTCATCTTATGGTAATTCCAGAACCAGTTTACAGCAGAACGAGGAGAATGCCCTGAGAGAAGCATATATCAATCGGATGATGAATGAGAAGAATTTGAGACAGCAATTGAATGCACAGGGACTTACTGGTGGTGCAAGTGAGAGTGCAATCGCATCCATGCTCAATAACTATGGTACATCCAGGAATAACATTCAGAATACTGCGGCTGATAATCTGAGAGAGCTGGAGCAGACCTACAATAGCAATCTTGCAAATGCTTTGCAAAAATATAATGATGCTGTGAACTCTGCAAATGATTCAAATATGGCATATCGGATGCAGTTGGAGAATGATCTTGCTAATAATACGGTATCTTCATATCAGGATCTGTTCAATGCGTTTGCCAACATGGACAACAATTATACGAATGCTATGAGTAATCTGATCAATAATCAGTCAAGTGCAAATGCTGATCTTCAGAACACGGCATTTAAGGCTATGCTTGAAAATGCAATGGCTCCGACCACATTATCGGTATCAGGATCCAGCAAGACAAGTGGATCCGGAAATAGCAGTAACACGTTGGTGAAGAGGGTAAAGAATATGCGTGACAATGGTTATGTTGCAGCGGATATTGCATCTTCACTGGCGCAGGAGGGATATACAATTCCGCAGATTGAGCAGATGTTTGCAGAGGCAGGTATCGAATATTAGGAGAGTGAATAGGATATGGCAAGAGTAAATATTGACGGTAAAAATAATAAAGAATGGGATTCCAGACTGGTAGATGCTTATATGAAAAATCAGTCTAAGCAGAATAACAACAGAAGCACGGCACAGTCACGCTTGCCACAGAAACCTGATTATTCACTGGCATCGCAGGGGATCAAACAATCCTCTGCGACGTCTCGCTATGAATCCATCCCTAATTATAATATTGTAGAGAGAACATTCAGTCCGCGCAAGCAGTATGAGTATGAGGTAAAACAGTCGAGATTGCCGAAATATCAACAGGAGAAAAGCAATCAGATTGGAAGCACATTATCCCGCGCAGGAGTGACATCTGATGACTTGTCCACGTTATCTTCCGGCACAATGGGAAATTCTGTCTTTCAGGGATTGGATGTTCTCAATGGCTTAAAATCATGGAAACAGAAAAAGGAGATTGCACAGAAAGTTAAAGATACCGGATTATCTATGTCGGATGTGTTGGACTATGCGCAGAGGCAGAACCGGGCAAAAGAGCAGGAACAGTCTGCTGATTTTGCCAATCAGCATAAAATCCTTGGGACTGCTGTCACGTTTCCGCTTAATGCTGCCGGTGGGATTTCAGGTGCTGTTGCAAATACTGCAGACTATCTAACTGGAAAACCTATTGATCCGAACAGCTATGCCAACAGTTATAGCAATATGTCGAATGCTATGAGAGGTGCGGTAAGTAATGATTTCGGGAAAGCAGGGCAGCTGTTATACAATGTCGGAACTTCCATCGGTGATAGTGCAACTGCTATGGCACTCGCAGGCGGTAATGCCGGTGTCGCTGGTGCATTGCAAGGTTTAAATTCCTACAATAACAGTATTATTGATACTGCAAACAGGGGATTGTCTCCGAATCAGATCATGGGTACCAGTGCGATTGCAGGATTGGCGGAGGGAGCCTTTGAAGCGCTACCTTTGCAGGCATTAAAGGGTATATTTACAGGCAGTGTATCTAAAGAATCAGGAAAAGGAATTATTAAATCTGTGCTAAGACAGATGGCTAATGAGGGTGCCAGTGAGATGACAACCGAAGGAATTGACCAGGTTGCTGATATTCTGATTAACGGTGGTCTGTCCAATTATGCACAATCCGTGGACCAGTATCAGAAGCAGGGTATGTCAGAAAGTGAAGCAGAGAAACAGGCTGTAATTGATGTCTTTAAGCAGGTAGGATACTCCGGTCTTGCCGGTGCTGTTTCCGGTGGTATCATGGGTGGCGGTACTGCGCTTGCTGGTAGGGTTATAGGAAATAGATCGGCAGCTAACAAATTAGATGCGGATGTCCCGGTAACTGATATGGAGAGCACTTCTTCTCTACATAATGATGTAGATACTTCAGGGACTGCTGTAAAAGCAGGACAGGCAACTACCATATACAGTCCGTATAATGGAGAAACACCTACGCAGAAGTCACAGAATGCAAATAGGGTAGAAGTGTCTCAGGAATCCTATAATAATGCTGTGTCCAATATACAGACAGCAGGATATGACAGTAGTTTTACCGGAAGGAATATTAAAAAAATTCTTACAAAGGTTTATGAAAATATCTTTTCTGGAGAATCTACATCAAAGGATATTGTCGTGAATGGTGCGCAGTTTGGCAATGATCCATATACTGTCACTGTAAATAAAAGTGCTGTAAGTAAAATAATGTCAGATTCCAAATTATCTGCTGAAAAAGTGTCTGTACTGGATAACATAGAAAATATTGTAGGAAATTCAAATTATGTAGGAAGCGGAAATTATGTTCAACATGGATCAAAAAATAAGTCAGATGTTGTAAGATATGATTATTTTGAAACACCGGCTACCATAAACGGAAAAAATTATATTGTTGCATTTGATGTTGAAGTCCATCTGGATACAAACAACTATCGGACACATAAAGTTATAAATGAAATGAGTTTGACCGAAGCTCCTGGCATGGGTCCTTTACCCACCGCAGCTAATCACGTAATCACACAGGCAGGTGCACCTACCAATAGTGTGAGTGACTTGTCAAACTCATTTGATAATAGTATATCCAATTCTGCTGAAAATGTCAACGGAACCCAGTATAATTCAAAGAAAATCGAGGGCTTCAATGATCTCGACAAGGCACTAGATCGTTTGGTTGGTATGTACAAAGGAAATGAAAATACCGCTTTTATGTATGCTGATCTGAAATCGGCCATCAATGAATATTTGCAGACCGGCAATCAGAGTGCCATCGACAAGGCTGTGACACTGGCCGCAGAGATCGATGACAGTATGAAGGGACATTCCTATACCCGGAAGGGAAGCGGTAAGGGAACTGCAAAGTCTCAGAATAACCGTGTAACAACCTCCTTTACAGAGGGAGAGTTTGTCGATACTCTGATGTCGTATGGAAAGTATTTGCGGGATGCTGCAAAGAAGAGCACGGCAAATGTGAATCAGCAGAGCAATACGGCTCCTGCTCAGAATGTGCAACAGAACGTTGGACAGGACAACATGCAGATGCAGCAGAACACAGATCAGACCGGAAATCGGCGTATGCGGAGCTACAATGACACACTTGTCAATAAGACGGATGCACCGCAGGAGTTGAAAAATGAATTTGTTGCTAATCCGGATATGTATACACAGTTGAGCAATGCGGATACCAAAGCAAAAGCTGATGCTATTCTTGCCAGCGGTAACATTGATTCTGCCATTGTTCAGTTCCGACAGATGATCGATGGAACCAAAAAGGATCCCGCGGCGGTTCCTCTGGGCTATAATATCGCAAAAGAACTGACCAATGCAGGAAGAGTGGATGAAGCGGTGCAGATTGTAAGAGACATGAGTAAGGCCCTGACAGAATCCGGACAGTTCTCCCAAGCAGCAGCAATCACGATGCTGAATAATGATCCGCAGGCGGCCATGCGGTATCTGGTCCGTGAGATTGACAGCATGAATGAAGCCGGGCAGAAGAAATTCAAGGATAAGTGGCAGAATTTCGAGATGACCGACAGCGAGGTGAAACAGTTTGCGGATATTGATCCTGGGGATACGGATGCTATTAAGGCGGCATATGAGAATGTGTATGATCGTCTACGTAAAGAATATCCTGTCACAAAGACAGAGAAGCTCTTGGAATATCGTAGATTGTCTATGCTTTTAAATTCACGTACCAATGTAAGAAACTTCCTTTCCAATGCTTTTGTAGTTCCCGTCAGATGGACTGCTGATCGTGTGACAGCACTCGGAGAGGGGGCGTATAAGCTCGTGCACCCGGATTATCAGAGCACGCAATCACTTAATCCCATTCGCTCCAAAGAATCACGTAAACTGGCATCTGAAGCATTTGAAATGGTGAAAAGTGAACTCTTGGGAGATAATAAATACAATGATGCGCAGGGGGCAGTCAGGGATAAGCAGGTGTTCAAGGGAAATGATGCTTCCTGGCAGATGATGGACAATGTATTTAATGGTGCATTGTCGCTGGCCAATAAGGTGTTGAATACGAATTTTGACACAGAATCCCGTAAGGTATCAGGACTGGATGTCAAGATTAACCAGAAGATGGGAAAGGATATCAATCCTTCTCTGTTGGAAACGGCGAGGAATCTTACATATTATCTGTTGGAGCAGGGAGACAATGTATTTGTAAAGCATAACTTTGAATCTCGCATGGCATCTTACTTAGATGCGCAGGGTATCACAGACCTTGAGAGCATTCCTGCAGATGCATACACTCTTGCAACACAGGAAGCTTTGAAAGCAACATTCAAGGATGAGACGAGGCTTGCATCTGGTTTAAGTGGTGTACGGAAGAAAATGGGTGTTTTCGGAGATATCGTTTTTCCATTTACCACCACTCCTGCCAATGTCGCTATGAGGGGATTTGATTATAGTCCATTAGGATTGTTTCACGGTGGAGCCAAGTTATTTCAGGCAAATAGAGCCAAGGTCCAAAACAAAGTTGATATATCTAATGCGCTTACCTTACTCGGGCAGGGTGCTACGGGAACTGCAGCAATATTTGCAGGCTATGCATTGGCAAAATCAGGTATCATCCAGGGAGCGTTGTCTGATGATAAAGATGAGGCACAGTGGGAAAAGTCTCATGGGAAATTGCCTTTTTCCTTCAAAATCGGAGACAACTATTATACTTTTGACTGGGGCCAGCCTGCTGCTATACCGCTTATTCTTGGTGCAACAATACAAAAAAGTATAGAAGATTCTGACAGTATGCTGGATACTATTCTGCAGGGAGCAATTGCCACAACTAATGCATGGGCGGAACTGTCACCGCTTCAGACCTTTATGGATATATTCGGAGGGAATGGATCATTAGCTGAGAACCTTGTGGATACTGTTTTAGAAGCACCACTCAGTTTAATACCGGCACAGGTAGGAGCCGCCGCACGCACCGCAGATACTACACAGAGAGTTACTTATGATAATAGTAGTAGGCTGAACAATGTTATCAATCAGGCAAAGTCAAAGATTCCTGGTATGTCGCAGACACTTCCGGTTGCCTATGATACCTGGGGAAATCCCATCAAACGGCAGGATTCCACGGGGGAGGCAGCATTAGCTAACCTGTTGAATCCCGGACAGATTGGTAATATCAGGGAAACACCGATTGATGATGAAATCAACGATCTATATGCTTCCACCGGTGACGCCGCTGTATTTCCCAAGAAGGCGGCATGGAGCTATAAAATCAATGGGGAAACAGTAAAGTTGAACAGTGAGCAGTATTCTGAGTATCAGCGTATCGTGGGGCAGAATGCATACGGTATGGCATCGGCACTGATTAACTCCGCTTCTTATAATAATATGAATGACGATCAGAAAGCCGGTGCAATAGCAGATTTGTATAATTTTGCAGATGCACTGGCAAAGACGGAACTCCTTGGATATGATATTGAATCATCCAAAACATATAAGAAGATGTATGAGATCTATCAGGACAAGGGGGCCGCCGGCGTTGCAACATTTCTCGGAATTAAACAGAGTATGGATAGCAACAAGGCAGAGGACAAGGTTGCGGCCGTAGCGGATATCCTGGGATCTGATGAGGATAAGGGATATTATTTATCGTTATTGATCGGAAATCTGTCAAAAGAAGCACAGACCGCATATGATTATAACGGCTATCCCGGAGTATACTGGTACTATGCGCAGAAGACAGGCATCGGAGATTATAGTGGATATAAAGAATCCAACTATAAAAAGATTCAGAGCATGTTGGACGGAACGTATACGGATCCGGTGGCAAGCAGCCATGAAGAATCACAGGCAAAGATACAGGCTATGCTTGACGGGACCTACGACAGTGTTTATGGATCTGGGGCAAGTAATGAGAACCAGCGTAAGATAGCTGCAATGATAAACGGTACTTATACCGGCAATCAGGACAGTGATTACCAGGCGCGATTACAGAGAATAAGAGATATGCTGAAATAATGAGAAGCGGAGGGCGAAATGCTCTCCGCTTTTCTTTGTAAATCGAAAGTATGCAACACGAAATGCAACACAAAAATAAAAAACCCTCGATTTTTCAAGGGTTTAAGCATAGCGAGAGGGGGATTCGAACCCTCGACACTGCGGGTATGA